CGCTACCAATTATAATAATGCTTATGTTCTTACAGAGGTAAATGATATTGGAGAGGGTGTAGCATCGATGTTATTCTACGATATAGAATATGAGAATGTTCTTATGTGTGCTATGCGTGGAAGGTCAGGTCAAGTTGTCGGACAGGGATTCTCAGGTAATAAAACACAGATGGGTGTCAAGATGAGCAAGACTGTCAAAGCACAAGGATGTTCTAACCTCAAGACACTTATAGAAGATGACAAGTTACTTGTTAAGGATTACAACATAGTAGCAGAACTAACTACGTTCATACAAAACAAGCAAAGTTTTGAGGCAGACGAGGGGTATAATGACGACCTTGTTATGTGTCTAGTCATATTTGCATGGTTGGTGCAGCAGGATTATTTCAAAGAAATGACTGACCAAGACATAAGAAGACGTATATATGAGGAGCAAAAGAACCAGATTGAGCAAGACATGGCACCATTTGGTTTTATAGACGATGGTTTAGAGGATAGTCAGGTGTTAGATGACTCTGGTAACATCTGGACTATAGACATGAACGAAGAGAATCAAGATAAGTGGAGATTAGACGAGTACGGTGACCGTAGTTATATGTGGGACTATCGCTAAAATACAACTTTTTCTAAATAATATTAGACAAAAATTGATTTATCTTAGTGGAGTAATCGCATGGCAAGCACGCTCTTATCGCCAGGAGTAGAGATTCAAGAAAGGGATCTGACTCTTGGTTCGATTGAGACAGTTGAAGTAAACGTTGGGGCAATAGCAGGAGCATTTAGTAAAGGACCTGTTCTTACCCCTGTTCGTATAGCAAATGAATCTCAATTAATCGAAATATTCGGTGAACCATCCGATGCTAATGCAACTAGTTGGTGGACAGCAGCGAGTTTCCTACAGTATGGTGGGGTACTAGATGTTGTACGTGTATCAACAAGTGGACAGTTAACTGCATCCGATGACAACGTAACAAGTCCATATACACTTTCTATTCCAACGAAAGACGATTACGAAGCAGTATATGCAGACGCAAACGCAAACCCATTTAAGTGGGCAGCGAGGGATCCTGGCGTAGATGGAAATTCTATTAGAGTATCAGTAATTGATAAAGGTGCAGATGTAACTCTAACCTTAGACGGTGCTCTATCAACTACAACAGTAGGAACTCAGGTACAGACAACTAGTGGTAACGCTGGTGGTGCTAAATCTGGTTTCATCTATGATTGGGACGCAACAAACAACAAGGTGTCACTTATCTCATCCGATACTTGGACAACAACAGACCAGATAGAGAACGGTGTTACCGACTTAAACGTAACTGCTCAAGTAGAGTGGTACGATCAGCAGGAAGTATTCACAGGACTTAAGTGGTCTGCCATCGCCCCTAGACCTGGCACTTCTCCTTTCGTTGAAGCACGTGGTGGTGCAAACGACGAAATGCACATCGCAATCTATGACGCAACTGGCGTTATCACTGGTACTCCTAATACATTATTAGAGAAGCACACATATGTTTCAAAAGCAAACAACTCTAAGACATCATCTGGTGCGGTAAACTATTACCCAACAGTTGTTCTTGACAGGTCACAGTATGTTTACTGGGGTTCTCATGAAACTGATGTCTATGATGTAAGTGCTAACCAGACTGCAAGTGGTGGAAACATTGCTGGTACAAACAACGGTGGTAGTGCATCTACAGAGACATTTGATTTATTCAGCGGTCCTAAGACTTACACATTCGTAAAGGGTGCAGAAAGTCTATCAGCAACTTCTGGAGAAATCATCACAGGACTTGCGGAGTTCAACGACACAGAGACATTAGATATTGATTATCTACTCATGGGTCCTGGCGACGCAGGAAGTAAGACCAATACACAGGCAATTGCAACTAGTGTACTTTCAATTTGTGCACAAAGAAAAGATTGCGTTGGTTTTATATCTCCATTTAGAGGAGACGTTGTTGGAGTTACAAGTTCCACAACACAAACACAAAATGTAGTAGACTTCTACAAACAAATGACATCCACATCATTCGGTGTGTTTGACAATGGTTGGAAGTATATCTACGACAGATTTGCAGACAAGTATCGTTACGTTCCACTTAACGGAGACGTTGCAGGATTATGTGCAAGCGTTACCGCTAACGGAACTCCATGGTTCTCTCCCGCAGGATTAAACCGTGGTGCAATCAGAGGTGCAGTTAAACTTGCATACTCACCAACTAAATCCGAAAGAGATACACTGTATCAAAGAAGGATCAACCCAGTAACCAGTTTACCTGGTCAGGGCATAGTCCTATTCGGAGACAAAACAGCTCTCGCTTCACCATCTGCATTTGATCGCATCAATGTTAGACGTCTTTTCAATGTGATAGAGAAGACAATCGGCAACGCTGCGAAGGGAGTACTTTTTGAACTTAACGATGAGTTCACACGTAACAACTTTAAGAATGTTGTAGAACCATTCCTTAGAGGCATTCAAGCTGAAAGAGGAATCACAGATTTCTTAGTTGTATGTGATGACACTAATAACACTGGTGCAATCATCGACGCGAATGAGTTTAAGGCAGATTTCTATATCAAGCCTGCACGCTCAATCAACTTTATCACATTGACATTCGTAGCGACACGCACAGGCGTATCGTTCGAGGAAGTCATCCCACGCAGATAACATCGGAGCACCTAAACAATGGCACGCAAAGCATTAGGTTTATTAACCTTTCAACAAGCAATTAAGGGCGGAGTTCGCCCTAACCTGTTCTCAGTAGAACACGTTTTTCCTGGCGGAGTAACACCACCATCTATTGATGGTACAGGAGGAGCAAACGACTCAGTTGCATTTATGTGTAAGGCAGCAGCATTACCAGCAACAAACGTAGGAACTGTAGAGCTACCTTTCCGTGGACGTGTAATCAAAGTACCTGGCGACAGAACATTTGAAACATGGACAGCAACATTCTATATGGATGACGCATTTGAGATGCGTGCAGCATATGAGAAATGGATTGAACTAACAAACGGTGTTGACACAAACACTGCTACTGCAACACTAGACAATGATAATGACACTGGAGTATTCCAAGACGTTACTATTGACCAGTTAAATAAGTTCGGTGCAGGAAAGGAAAATCTAGACATTATAAGAACTTATAAGTTAATAGATGCATTCCCCGTATCAGTATCACAGGTTTCTGTAGCATACGACAATAACGATTCATTTGAAGAGTTTGATGTTGAGTTTGCATACCAGTACCACACAAGCACTGGTGGTAGTAATCCAGTTCAGTAAGGGTACTAAATAGTAGGTAAAGAAACCAACAAATATTATGGCAGAGTTATTCGGTTTCTCGTTTAATAAGAAGGTTGAGAAGAGTCGTGCTCCGTCTCCCATCAAACCTTCTTCTGACGATGGAGCTACAAGTTACATTGCTGGAGGTTACTACGGTCAATACTTAGACCTAGACGGTAACTTCAAGACCGAATATGACATGGTGAAAAAATATCGTGAGATGGCGATGCATCCAGAAGTGGATTCCGCCATTGAGGATATTATACACGAAGCAATAGTCGCAGACCAAAACGATAGTCCCGTACAGGTCAACTTAGATAATCTAGACGTCAGCGATAGCGTCAAAAAAATTATTAGAGACGAGTTCGATTATATAAAAAATCTATTTGGATTTGATAGTAAGGCACATGAAATGTTCCGCAGATGGTACATTGATGGTCGTATGTACTATCATAAAGTAATTGACCTTGACAATCCGCAAGACGGAATCAAGGAAATGAGATATGTTGATCCTCATAAAATTAAGAAGGTAAGACAGATAACAAAACCAAAGACTGCTGACGAGTTTATGAAGTATGACTTTGGTAAAGGCGAAGAGTATTTCTTATATAATCCCAAAGGACTAAACAACACATCTGCTAACAGCGGAATTAGAATTGCAAAAGACGCAATATCATATGTGACATCTGGTTTGATGGATACGAATAGAAACATCGTACTATCATACTTACATAAAGGTATCAAAGTTCTCAACCAGTTACGT